TGACGGTGTACGTCAGGAACCTGAGCAACTTTGAAGCGGAACAGCAGGACACGCTGAAGAAAGGGATTGAAAACCTGATCCGCTGCGCCTTCAGGGAAAACACGGATTATGACGTGAAAAAAACATGGCCATATTCCCGTTTTTCGTTTTCGCAGTTGGGGCGGGAGGTGCATAAAACCTTCCCGGATTCGGATTCCATAGAGTTTTCGCTGAAGGATATCACCAGCGATCTGAGCGTACCGCGCCTTAACTCCTTAACGGTGAGCCTGAAAGATGACTGATTTTCTCAAAAAGCTGGCCAGCATGGCGCTGCCGTCCTGGATGAACAAAGGTGAGCCGCTGGCTTTACTGCGCACGGCGCGGACGTACTGGGCTGAGGTGTACAGCTGGATAACCTGGCCATTGCGGCAGTTTGATCCGCTGACCTGCATAGAGCCGGTACTCAATTTAATCGCGTATGACCGTGACATAAGCCGTTTCAGTGGCGAACCGCTGAACCTGTACCGCAAGCGCGTGGCTTATGCCTTCATCAATGCGCGTGATGCGGGTTCAGCTGAGGGCTTCATTAATATTTTTGCCCGGCTGGGGATTGGTTATGTGGAGCTGGTTGAGCGCCAGCCGGGCATTGACTGGGACGTGATCATGGTGCGCGTCACGGACAGCCAGATTGCAGACAACACGCAGCTGATGATTCAGATAATCCGGCAGTACGGGCGAACCTGCCGCCGTTATCAGTTTGAAGTGATCACGTCTGAAAGCCTGGCCATCCGGGCAGGCTGGGATCAGGGGGAATACGTGGTTTATCCGGCACGTCTGAACAGCACGGAAGCCAGCGGCGCAACGTTTAGCGCGAGTTTATAGGGAGAATTTATGTCACAAACAGCTATCACACTCGCTTTTGAGCAGTGGAAAGCCAGCCAGGCGGTAACGGGTGAGCCGGTTTTGCTGGATGAATTTGTTTTTGCCAACGTGCCGGGGCTGGATACCAGTAAGCCAATTGACCGCAACGAGGCGTTGCCTCCTGCCGCACAAATTGTTCACCGCCAGGCCGTAAGCCGTAAAGGCGTGGTCAATGAAAATGCCGTGGTTCATTCCACTGTTCTGGGCGCGGAAGTGGGTGATTTTTCGTTTAACTGGATCGGGCTGATTAACAAGGCGAGCAACACGCTGGCCATGATTGTACATGCGCCGCTACAGCAGAAGCTGAAAACGAAAGATGGCCAGCAGGGCAATGTGCTAACCCGTTCGTTTTTGATGGAGTACAACGGGGCACAGGCAGAAACCGGGATCAACACGCCAGCGGAAACCTGGCAGATTGACTTCACTGCCCGTATGGCCGCGATGGATGAACGTCAGCGCCTGGAGAATATTGACCTCTACGGTACTGCGGCTTTCCTAGGGAATGGCTACCTTGTTGCAAAAAGTGGCTCGCAATATTTTGTGACGGCCGGGGCGGGTTATGTTCGCGGCTTGCGCGCGCAGCTGGCCGCGAACCAGAACATTACGGTAACTACCAAGCCCGTAAAGGTCTGGCTGGATGTGTCATGGACAGGAACGCTGACAAGTGCCTGGGGTGTCGCCAGCAAAATTACGGTGGCGGCTAACCTTGCCGATTACGTTCAAAGCGGCGTGCAGCACTATGTGTTTGCAGTGGCCAGTATCGATGCAAGCGGCAACATTACCGATCTGCGCCCTAAAGGTACGCTTAACGAACAGGCGGCGAGTGATGCGCTGAAAAAACATGAGCAGTCACGTAATCATCCTGATGCAACCACGGCGGCAAAGGGATTCACCCAATTAAGCAGTGCTCTGGACAGCGTTTCAGAATCTTTAGCGGCCACGCCTAAAGCTGTTAAGGCTGCAAATGACAATGCAAACGGGCGTGTACCGTCAGGCCGTAAAATCAATGGCCGTGCGCTAACTGGTGATATCAACGTTACCGCGCAGGATATTTTTAACGGCCAGACAGTGGGTATTGGTGATGCTGCTGATCTGAATACAATCACCACTCCGGGACTGTATTACCAGCCCGCGAACGCTCAGGCCGCTACAGGTAAAAATTATCCTGAGTCTAACGCTGGTTCGTTAGAAGTATATAAACATGCCGGAATAACGCAGATTTACCGCGTGTACAACAATTCACGCTCATACATCCGCACGCTATATAGTGGTACCTGGTCAGCCTGGACAAAGCAGTATGATGCGGCTAATAAACCCACAGCCGTAGATGTTGGTGCTCTGCCAATAACTGGCGGTACGGTTACAGGTAATACGGTAGTAAATGGCACGTTTTCTGTGGGAAATGGAAGAAAGTTCGAAATTAGCTCTCAGAACTCGTCAACAGCTAACGGTTCACTGCTTTTGTGGGGGAACGCTGACAGGCCGACAGTATTAGAGTTTAAAGATGCCAGTGGGTATCATTTTTATTCACAGCGCAATAAAGATGGTTCTGTGAGCTTTAGCTTTAATGGTGTGGCTAATTTCAGTGGTGGAGTTACTTCCAATGGAGAGGTTATTTCAAGGGCTGCTAATGGATTACGTATTGCTTATGGTAATTTCGGTACGTTCTGGCGTAATGATGGCTCAAGCCTATATTTGATGCTAACAAACTCAGGCGATCCGCTGGGTAACTATAATAGTTTGCGTCCTTTTGTGGTTAACCTCACGAATGGCGATGTTACCATAAATAAACTGACGCTGGCTAATTACGCTAGTTTTGATGCGCGTTACTACACAAAGACGCAATCTGATAACGGGTATATGGCAAAGACTGGCGCTTATACCAAAGCAGAGAGCGACGGCCGTTTCCAGCCAAAGGGGAGTTATACGCCAGCAGGACAGGCATATACCAAGGCTGAGAGTGACGGCCGTTTCCAGCCAAAGGGAAGTTATACGCCAGCGGGACAGGCCTATACAAAAGCAGAGAGTGACGCAAGATTCCAGAAAATAAATACAGCATCAAAAGCTGTAAACGGCTGGTTTAAAGATGCAAATACGGGATTGATTCACCAGTGGGGAAAAAATACTTCATCTGTAGTTGGTAATACCACAGTGACATTTCCTATTGCATTTCCGAACGCATGTTTAAATTTACAAAATACATGGATTAGGGGGGCGAATAACCCTGGGCAAAAACCATGGGGATTCGTCAGCAGTTTTAACAATACATCCGCTAGTTTGTCCAGCGATGCATCCGGTTCATTCTGGTATGCCGTGGGGTATTAACATGTCAGAACGAATTTTTTATAGCGCAAAAACCAATGGTTTTTATCCATTCGCTTTATTTGAGGATTATACAAGTGCCGGTAATTGGCCAGAAGATGCGGTTGAAATAACCGAACGGTGGTATTCATATTTACTTGAAGGCCAAAGTGTTGGGAAAGTGATTATTGCGAATGAATATGGGTCACCAGAGCTGTCAGACCCACCATTGCCGACAGAAAAAGAATTAATTGCTCAGGCTGAAACTAACAAATCATTCCTGATGACAAAAGCTAATGAAGTGTTAGCCCCATTACAGGATGCTGTTGATTTAGGGTTGGCGACAAATGAAGAAAAGGAACTTCTGTTTGCATGGAAAACATATCGTGTGCTTTTAAACAGGGTAGACACTTCCGCAGCGCCGCAAATTGTTTGGCCGGAGGTGCCGGAAAATGTGGCGTGAAGCACGAATTGCGTTCAGTGATTCCGTGGCCGCACTGAATTGTTCCGTTATCCCGGTGCATCCCTGGGTGTACGGAGTTGGTCAGCAGACAGAAAACGGCGCGTATCTCAGCCCGGTAAATGCCGTCAATTACCTGGTTGAGAAACTCGCCGGAACGGGCGGGGCGGCGGATATTGTGATCATGATGGTTTCTGGCCAGACGCATGACAGCTTTATGGCCAGCCTGAATAAACTTGTTGATGTATTCCCCAGTCCGGCATTTACCCAGGTGCGGAGACTGGCGCAGTCCGCCGCACAGCTGGCTGCGGAGAAGATGCAAATTCCGGCGAAATACAGTCAAAGTCTGCCAGCGCCGATCCCGTTTTCCGTACCGACAAGCCGC